CCTTCTAATCCCGAATACGCAGAAATTAAGAAGGCGTTTATTCGCATGACATTAAAATCATGCTTTCTGTTTTCTGTAAATGCTCTTGCCATTAAGTTGAAGTCATACATAGTTGTACTTCTTAACTCATCAGGCTTTAACCCCATCTGATAACCTAGTACTAAAAGTTCTTGTAAACTTTCAATCGGTTGCCCAGTTACTTCTGGGCTTTTAGGTTTCCCACCGATTCTTTAACTAAGTCAAACACTTGGGATAATTGAGCAAAATCCATAGTTCCGATAGATTCGCTAGGAACTTCCTTACCACCCGAAGCAGATAGGGCTTGGATAAATAGCTTGATGTTAGGCACTTTATCTAATGCTTCATCTAAACCATTTAGTCCTACCCCTGCTTCTTCGGTAAAACGCTCTAAAGCGTTAAGGTCAAACCTAAACGAATAACTTATACCATCTATGGTTACTTTTTTAGAACCCTTCATTAAGACTTAGTAACAGTTCCAGCAGTTAAAGCACCTTTACCAGTAAAAGAACCAGATAAAGTTGCAGTATCTTCGTTACCTGCTACAAAGCTAACAGATGCACAAGAAGCTTCGCCAGTATATTTTACATAAGTGCCTGCTACTAAATCACCTGCTGATTCATTTGGTATAAATTCAACATCTACAGTATTTCTGTTAAGTATGTAATTACCTAGTTGTTCTACTGTACCAGTTGAAGATATAAAGTTTGCAATCCCATCTACATCAATAGACCAAGATTTTTGCCCTTGTATATGGTCTGCCCATCCTGCTGAATCTTTAGATGAAGCATCTGGTAAATCCATTTCTATATTTAAAGTTGCAGAAGTAGTAGCACCTAAAGTTGCAGGTGTCCCACCATCAACATCAACGTTAAATAAAATTAGTGTTCCGTTTATTGCCGCCATAGTTTTATCATGTTTGATTTAAGTTAAACTTTGTAAAAGATAAAAAATTTGTAGCAATATTGATATAGCAGTTATTTTTCTTCTATGATGTGCCGAAATCTTAATTCACGGATAAAATAAGTATATGTGCTAGTCTTTTCTTTTCTGGAAATATCGTTATCTACTACTGAACTTATCACGTTGAAGTTCGTCAAATCGAAAGGCACGGGTCTTGCTCTAATTATTTGTTTTACTTGATTGACTACGCTATTAAGATTAGCACGGCTACCATTGTCTAAGCTAAACCTATCTACTACACTTATAGAAAATGTTACATTATCCATGAACGTAGTCTTGGTAGAATTGTCTGATAGTGTAGTATCGTTGAACTGTATGTGTGGGTAAGTGCCATTAGCAGGAACTTCATCATAAACGGGAACTGGACTACCACTTAGTGTTACATTGGTATTTAGTAATGTGTAGTATGCTACTTGTAATTCTGTTGTGCTATCTTTTGCCATTGACTAAATTTTTTAAAGCTTGTATGATTCTAGGTCTTTCCATTTCAAAAGCAGGAAATAAAAAAGGTCTTGGTCTAACACCACCTACCATACTATTTGACCTTTTAAATTTTATAGCAATATCAGAATAATCTGTTCCAACTATTTTAGTTTCTACTTTTCCTTTTGTTCCAAATTCTACAAAAGGTGCATACTCAACATTGGTGTAAACTTGCCTGCCTAACTCCCCAAATTTTTCAGTTTTAATAGAACTTCTAAGCCTACCCGTATCTACTACACACCTACTTTTTGCATCACTTTCTATTTTCAATGCACTTTTGTTAATTGTAAAATCAACATCTTGACGCATTTTTTTACTAAGCAATTCTATCTTGCCAATAACATTATCTAATTCTTTTTTTGAAATTTCTGTTCTAATCATCGACTTCCCCTACGGCTATTAGTTCTGTGTAGGAATGTTGTTCGCCCTTATCTTGAGCATATTCAACATTAAATGTACGCCCATCATATTGAACCCTTAACAGATAGTCATAGGTAGCTTTACTGTAGCCAAGGCTTACAAAATCATCACGGTATCTTGTAATAATTTTGTATTTAACCGTTCCTTTTAACCCACCTACTTCATACGATTCACGACCTGACAAAGCACTTACATTACCCCAAACAGTAGCTAATGTGTTCCATGTTCGGGTGTTACCACCCATTCCATCGGAAGCAAGACTGTAATACTGGATTGTCAGCCTTTGCTTCATTAAACCTACATTCGCTTGTCTGTTTTTTGTTTTCATTCATCAGATTAGTTTAGCGTACTTTTTGAAATGTGATTTAGAACCATTAGGTAGTTCACTTACACCACCTTCTACTAAATCTTGTCTATCTTCATAGCTAGATAGAACTGCTTTTTTTAAACCTAGTTTAATACCATTAGGTATAGAAGTGTAGCCTGCTACATAAACTACTTTTAATCGCATTCTCTCAAATGGATTTTCGTAAGCGTATAGGCTATTAAAAACAAGGGTATCACCTTGTAAGTAAAAATCATCCCCTGCCGTCAATGTAGTTTCAGTGCCTTCGTGATTTATGGTTTTGACAGAACTCACCGACTGAGCAGGGAACAAAGGCAAATCAACTCTTTTACCATAGCTTTCCCATTCAGCAGTTACAGTTTTTTCAATAAGCTGAAAAGAATACGATTCTTCAACTACATCTATAACTTCAGCTACTAAGCTTGCTATCAAACTATCTTCAACACTTGATTCTACTTTCATCCAAGATTTCGCATCTGCCGTGCTAAGTACATCGGTTGAAGCATTTGTACCAGTTGCTACTGTTGAAACTGTTACAACGCCATTTTGCCCATAATCTGGTGAAACGATACTACTTCTTAGCATTTAAATCATCCTTTAGTTTAATAGCCTTTGATTCTGGAAGTCTATCTATTATTTGGTTGCCTTTCTTGACATAGTACATGGTCTTGGTATTTTTATCTTTTTCTATGTGTACTTTGTCAGTTGCATTGTATGCTTTTTTATCTTCTTTAGTTTCATACAATAAACCACGTTTAAGCATATCAGCCATTGTAGCATTATCTGCCTTGAAAGGTTGGTCTATTTTGTACGGTTGTTTACCATACCTAAAGTTTTTTCTACATCTATACATAACAATAAAATTAATTAAGAAGGATGGGCAGGAATCGAACCTGCCCAAGTTCCAAACATCCTTGGGGTAATATTAAGAATTACCTGCGTTCTGTATTGCAGTAGTGAAGTTACCAAACGCACCTGCATTAGGCAAGTAAGTTGGTAGTGCTAAACGACCACTAATTTGTACAGTTACTAAATCTTTAACCACGTTGTCTTGGTCTTGCTCGTAGAAACGAACTTGCATAGACTCACGGTCAAATAAAGTACATAGTTGAGCAAAGTCAGCTACTAGGAAGTCATTTGCATTCCCATCAGTTGAATTTATTGCATTAGTAGCAATAATAGGAACACCACGTACAACTGGTACACGAGTTCCATAAACAACATCATTTGGGAATACATAGTTACCGTTAGCATCCTTTCTACGAATCATGTCATAGAATCGACCTATTGACATCATGATTGCAGATGGGGTGAAGTTACGGTTTTCAACTTGTCTAAGTGCTTCAAGTATTACATCATGCTCGGTTGCATCAGCATCGCCAGTATATTGGTCTAAAGTATAGTCAGTAGAAGTTACTGCCAAGCCATAAGTTGAATCATATAGCAAGTAAGAATCTTCTTCTTTCATGTACTTCTCCATTCCACGTAGTGAAATGTGGCTAGCTAGTCCCGCGGTATCATTCAAAGCCTCTTTTGAAACTCTGAAATGTGCGGCAATTTTTTCAACAACAGCATCAGTTGCAGTCAAGTCGAAATCGTTCTGTCCAGAAGCATCTCCTTCGGCAGTTACAGCAGTATTGTCAGTAAAGTTGCTTTCTTTGATATAACGAATTTTGTCGCTATTAGTTGTGCCATTTGGTAAGAACTGTCGCACGTGAGTTTTACGCTCGGCATCGTACTTCATACCTGCAACATAGTCAGCAGGAACTACATCACCAGTATAAGCATCAGCTTCAGTTATAACTGCTTTAGTGTCCATAGTAAAGCCAGAAATGTTGCCTGCTTTGAAGGCATTCATTTGCTCTTGAACACTTTTGCTTTCTAGTGATTCTTGAAGAATGTTTTTAACACTAGAAGGCTTGCTACCAGAACCTAATCTGTTAGCAGACTTTTCGATAGCTTCTAATCTATCTTTTTGGCTAGAAATTAATTCTTCGATGTTTTTGATTTCAGACTTGGTAGCTGAATCAGCTTCGCCTGCAAGGCTTACTTGCTCTTGAAGTTTGTCATAACGGGTTTCTAAATCGCCTTTAAGAACATCCATGTGTCCTTTTACCGATTCAAGCCCTTCTGATAAGGTTTTTTCTAAGTCCATTGTTTGAACTCCTTTTCGATTTTTAGTTGATTGTTGAATTGTTTAAATACATTTTCAATCGATTCGGCTTCATTCTTTAAAGTGACTTGAATCGGCTTCTTGGTTTGAAGTGAATCTTTAAACGATTGTTCTATGTGTTTAAGTTGTGCTTCTATTAGTCTGAATGTTTCATCAGTATAA